AGAAACTCAACAACTCAGTTATCTGGTTTGGTGGCAGTAACTAATGGTTCAGATGAAGTGAACTCAGTAACATCTTTAGGAACAGGCAAACAAACTAAATTTTTAAAACAATTGGCTCCAGGTGATCGGGTATCAATCAAAGGAATGACTTATCGTGTTATGGAAGTCATTAATGATTTAAGAATACGTATAAATCCAGAATATCGTGGTGCGTCGATTTCGGGTGGTGTTGTTAACAAAATTAATGAAGTTCGTATTCCGCAATCTCAATGGAACATTGATCGTTGTGATGGTTATGGACCATCTGGTTTTACACTAGATTTAAACAAAATGCAGATGATTTATTGCGACTACGCTTGGTATGGTGCTGGCGCAATTCGTTTTGGTTTTAAAGATCAAGAAGGTAGAATTATCTATTGTCACAGAATTGTAAACTCTAACGTAAATACTGAAGCATACATGCGTTCTGGTAACTTGCCAGCTCGCTACGAAACACATACATTCGCACCGTATACTTACATCACTCAAACATTTACTTCTGGAACATCAACATTAACTGTTAATAGTACAGAAGGATTCCCTAATTCTGGTGTATTGTTAATTGCAAATCCAGGAAGAACATCAGCAGATGCTGCTTTAACAGGTGGATCTCCAGGTGGTGCTGATTATTATGAATATGTTCAATACAGTAGTAAAACAGCAACAACATTTACAGTAACACAACGTGGTGCTGGTCTTGGTATAAATGGCGCAACTATCGCTGGTTATCGTTCTGATTATTTTAATACTGGTGGTGGAACTGTTGCAACTGTTAACGGAAGTAATACTGTTACGACTTCAAAAGGATTTGCACAAAATTCAATCGGCAATGCGCTAAACATGGCTCCGATTGGAGCATTCGTAACTGGTACAAACATTCCAGAAAACACATTTATTACTGGTTTTAATTCTTCAGCCTCGACTATTGAATTGAGCCAAGCATGTACTGGTACTGGTAATATTACTAATTTTAACGTATACGCAGCATCTTCAAACGCAAACGGAGCAAACAACTCTGGTACTACACATACATATGATACTGATGGTCCAGTTATTCCAGTATTTCTACATACTAATCAATTTGCTCCAACTGCAAATCACTGGGGTACATCTGTTATTATGGACGGTCGTTACGATGACGATAAATCTCTGGTGTTTACTGCTGGTAACCCTTCATATGTTACGAACTACACATCAACAATCAACGCAGTATTAAGTTTGCGTGTTGCGCCATCAGTCGATAATGGTGCTTCTGGTGTTCTTGGATTAAAAGAAATTATTAATCGCATGCAGTTGACACTACGTTCTATTGGTGTTACATCGAATGGTGCGTTTTTCGTTCGTATTATTTTAAATCCAAGATTTATTACAAATGCACCAACATTCCAAAACGTAGGTGGTTCTTCATTATCACAAGTCGTTTACCATCCAAATGGAACACAAATTACTGGTGGTGAAACAATTTTTGCGTTCTATACTGACCAAGGTGGTGGTGGATTAAACTACACAGTTACAACTGCTGAACTTGATAAAGTTCGCGATCTTGGAAACTCAGTTCTTGGTGGTGGTTTGGTAAACACATTAACATTGAACTCAAACGTGAATATCTATCCAGATGGTCCAGATATTCTTACAATTTGTTGTTCTAACGTACTACAACCAATTACTGTTTCACCAACAACAACAACTTCTGGTTCTCCAATTGTAGTTATTAATGATGTAACTGGTTTTGAGCAAGGTTGGGTTGTTTCGTCATCTACAGGTGGTACTGCTACTGGTGGTATTGTCAAAGCCATTACTGCTAGATCTGGTGGTGGCTATGATGTGGCGTTTTCTAAAAATGCTACCTCTGGTACGAATGGTACTGTTGTTCTATCCCCTCCAGGAAATCTTGCTGCTCGTATTTCATGGACAGAAGCACAGGCATAAAACATGGCTGCTCCAACAACAAGAGACACATTTACAGACTATTGTCTAAGAAAACTTGGTCATCCAGTTGTCGAAATTAACGTAGACGATGACCAAGTTTCCGATCGTATTGATGAAGCATTGCAATTTTATCAAGAGTTTCACTACGATGGTGTTGAAAGAATATATCTAAAACATCAAGTTACTTCCTCAGACATAAGCAATGGTTACATACCACTTACAGATTTAATTATTGGTGTTCGAAATATTTTTCCTTTTTCTGGAACAACAACCAGTGGTACAGCCGATGGATTGTTTAATCTTCAATATCAGTTGCGCCTAAATGACTTATATGATTTAACAAACACATCTTTAGTTTACTATAATACTGTTCGTGATTATATTGCAATGTTAGATTTGTTATTAAATGGAGCAAAACCATTACGCTTTAATAAACACCAAAATCGTTTATACATTGATATGAAGTGGGCTGATGAAGATATTGAAGGTAAATGGATTATCGTTGACTGTTATCGTGCTATGGATCCAGCTACATGGGCTGATGTTTGGAATGACATGTGGTTAAAAAGATATGCTACTGCTTTAATCAAAAAACAATGGGCAACCAACATTAAGAAGTTCTCAGGTCTTCAACTTCCAGGTGGTGTTACTTTAGATGGCGACAAACTATACGAAGAAGCAAGCTCTGAGATAGAAGAATTAGAAAAACAAGCACAAGATACATTCTCTCTGCCACCAGATTTTATGATGGGTTAAGATGCCAAAAAATGTTTACTTTACACAGGGAACAAAAAGCGAACAATATCTTTTAGAAGACTTAATTGTTGAGTCGCTTAAGATATATGGTCAAGATGTATATTATATTCCCAGAACACTTGTCAATCAAGACTTAGTGTTGGGAGAAGATGTTCTCTCTAAATTTGAAGCAGCATATGACATCGAGATGTACTTTGAAGATGTCGATGACTTTCAAGGACAAGGTACATTTTTACAAAAATTTGGAATTGAAATTGAGAAATCAGCTACTCTTGTTGTAGCTCGCAGACGTTGGGAACAATTAATCGGTCGTCATGGCGTAACAAGAATACCTTCTCGTCCAGCAGAAGGAGATTTAATATATTTCCCCCTAACAAAAAAACTTTTTGAAGTTAGATTTGTTGAACATGAAGATCCATTCTATCAAATCGGCAAACTGTATGTATTTAAATTAAAAATTGAAACATTCCAGTATGCTAGTGAACGCATTGATACTGGAATATCAGAGATTGATACAATCGAAGACACATATTCTTATGATCAAGATATGATTCGTGCAGAAGATGGAGAATTTATTGAAGGTGAACAAAATGATGAGGAATATGCGCTCGAGACAGAATCAGATCCAACAAAAGACATTGGCGATAATTCAAAATATGACACAGAAGGATCTGGTCTTGTTGACTTTAATGAATCAAACCCATTCGGTGAGGTAAGAAATGCTTAATCACAGTCATTTTTACCACGCAACAGTAAGAAATAGTATTATTGTTTTCGGTAAATTATTTAACAGTGTTTTTATTAAAAGAGACAACTCTAATGGTTCACCAAATCAATTAGTAAAAGTTCCAATTACTTATGGTCCAAAAGAAAAATGGTTAGTACGTTCTCAGAATGATCCAGATTTAGATCGTCCAGTAGAAATTGTTTTACCAAGAATGACATTTGAAATTACAGATTTCTCGTATGATCCTTCTAGAAAAGTAAGTTCTCTTAATCAACTAATTATTGAAGACGATATTGATGGTGAGAAAAGAAGAACACAATATGTTCCTGTGCCATATAATCTTGGAATTACAATGTATATAATTTCAAAGACACAAGAAGATGCATTACAAGTTGTAGAACAAATACTTCCATTTTTTACGCCACACTACAATCTTACAGTAAATTTAAACACGCAGATGGGGTACAAATTTGATGTTCCAACTGTATTGAATAATGTTACACTTCAAGATGATTATGATGGGCTATTTGAACAAAGACGTGTTGTTTTGTATACATTAACTTTTACAATGAAAACACAGATGTTTGGACCGATAACTGAGTCTGAAGTTATTAGAACTGTTCAAGCAAATATTAAAGAAGTTAAACAAGATGAACTTGGAAATGATGTTGTTGCAAGACGCAGAGAGTTTACTGCTTCTGTTGATCCAATTACCACATCTGTTGGAACTTCGCCAATTCCTACTTCTGAAGAATGGAATTTTGATTTTTAATGACAACTAAAAACTACAATTCGAATCCCAATTTAAAGGCGATTGGGGTTGACATTCCATTCACACAAGAGGACATAAAAGAGTACATTAAATGTTCTCAAGACCCAGTGTATTTTATTGATAATTATTGTTACATTGTTACTTTGGATCATGGTATCCAAAAATTTAAATTGTATGAATGTCAAAAAGAAAAAATTCAAACTATTCATGACAATCGTAAAGTTATTATTATGGAGGGTCGTCAGCAGGGCAAAACAACAACTGCTGCAGCATACATTCTTTGGTATACAATATTTCAAGCAAACAAACAAGTTGCTATTCTAGCAAATAAAGCATCCACATCACGTGAAATTTTATCACGTTATCAATTGATGTATGAAAATCTACCATTATGGATGCAGCAAGGAGTAAAAACTTGGAACAAAGGCGATATTGAACTTGAAAATGGATCAAAGGTGTTTACTGCTGCTACGACAGCATCTGGTATTCGTTCTAAATCAGTAAATTTCTTGTACATTGACGAAGCATCCATTATTCCT